CTGCTCTATCAACTGAGCTAACCCGCCTGTATCTCTATTTTACATCAGAGCTATCAGGCTCCACCTCCTCATCAACACCCTCAATCAGCCAACCTAATACAACAAACGCCTTAGGGGATAGTGATGTATTGCCTAGATCATCTAGTGTAATCTTAGGTGAGTTAATGGTGAGTTCCATATTGAACAACTCATTGTATTCCTTGGCGAACAACTCAGCGTTATCACCTTCAAATACCACAGTGCCATCCTCAGATGTGATAACCTTACCTTCTTCATTCTTAGGTCCATACGCGCTGATGAGCCTCTGACGCTCAGCCTCATAGTGCTTAAGCAGCTGACCTAGCTTAGTGATAGTGCGCCCTAACCAGTAGCTTACCTTAGTAGGTAGCCCATCTAGTGATGCAAGTTTAGCCAACTCAGCTTGGCTGTTAATGATCTCTCCATTAGTAACAGTAATCATGTATGTCGCTCCAGTTTAATAACGGTTGATAGATTAGTAAAGTACTCATTGTTCCATCCACGCCACCACTCCCGTGCCTGCATGGAGTTAGCATTAAATGGGCATGCGGTGTGCCCTCGCTTGAATGCAGTGCCACCCTTCTGTGCTTGTATCTTTAGTGGTGCATCGTACTTGGTTAGTCCGCCTTGTCTAGCCATTGTTAAGTACTCTCCATTGCTTTAGTTTCTTCCATAAACGGAAGTAATTCCTGCGTGCTGCTCTGTATGTATTCTCTGCTCTTGCCATTGTCACTCCTTATATCATACTTATTATGCCTAGTCAAGTGTAGAAGTCCGCGCCGCTGAGCTTCAGCATACCATTTATCAGCTATGTTGTATAGGTCTTGTGGTGTGCCCGCATCACTCTTCTTCGAATTACATGATCCACATATTACCCATATATTATCCTCTGAGTATCCTACGTTGTTATCTAATCTGTCCACTGATGGAGATGTCTTCCAATTACCCCCTTGCAGCATATGTATTCCGCAACAGGGGCATAACTCCATATTATCCAAATAGCATTTCTTCAAATATTCAGAGGACACATATACTCCTACAGGGGGCACCTTACCAAGCTTAACACGGTGTGTGAATTGATTTAATACAGCAATGTACCAAGGGGGTTTAACTCTTGATGCATCATATTTATAAGAACATTTTTTACACTGTGCACGAAGTTTCCCCCATCTATTGTCTATAGAAAACTCACTTAACTCCTTCTCTATGCCACACTTAGTACACACTTTCATGCCATAAGAGGCCTGCTTCATGACACACCACCTATATCAACTACCTCACAGACACCTGCAACACATGCCAGCTCCTGTGATCCAGTGGTGTTATCCTCACTCTCGTAATCCACTAGGTCATCCCAGTTAATGTCCTTAGGGAACTTAGCCAGCATAACATCATACGCTGCCTTATCAAATGGTAAGCTATGCTTCATGGGGTCAGGGTTAGGTATCTTATCTTGGTATGGTGCTTGCTTATAACTACCACCATCATATGGCAAGAAGCTTACACCACTGATGTTATCAAAGTTATCCCATACCCATGCACCAACTCCAGGCCACTCATCCTCCTTTACTGATACAGTGCAGCTAGGCTTATGCTCACACCAATGATCCTGTAGTGCCTTCCAATGCTCAAGCTGTTGTATAGCAGTCCGGTCATTACGTGTGATAGCCCCATCAGGTGCCTTCATAGGGAAGCTAAACACCACGCGCTCATTAGGCTTACTAAACTCAGGCTCATAGGGTACACCCTGATCAATCATGAACTGTGTCATTGGGTCTTTAAGATCAGCTCGTACTGTCCTAATGTAGTAAGGGCTATGACGAGCATGAACACCTTCACTTGAGTTAGTGAGTTGACTTACGGTGCCACTAGGCTTGTTGCATGTCACTGCTGTAGATTGTGGGATGCCCAACTTCTTGGCCCACTCCTTGTTGGTATCTACTGCAATATCCTTTAGTCTAGTTAGTGTAGGCTCAAGTTTGATATCATCAGTGCCATTAACCAATGGGCAATCCATGACACCAGTTAGTGATACACCTAATAGCCTCTCCTCTTCCGTATTGGTTGCCCATATCTTACGTAGATACTTGAAGTCAGTGAGTGTGGATTGGAATGTTCCAAGTATAGAAGCAAGCCGTACCTTGTTCTCCAGTGTAGCTAGTGTATCATCTGATCGGCATACTACTTCAGTTAGGTTACAGAATTGGTATGGTCGTAGGATGATTTCTGAACATGGATTGGTTCCCCAATTGTAATCCACTTCCCGTCTACCATTCCTAGCAACCTGCCGTCGTGCAGCATCACGATTAAAGATTCCCCTCTCACCTGACTTACTTCCATATAACGCTGCCCATTCTCTAAAGAAGAGAGCCACATCAGGCTTTCTGTCATACGCTGCACTAATGTTGGCGAGTTCTCTGTGCTCATACTTCAATCTCCAATCACCTGACTTAGCATAGCGCATATCAAAGTCATTTATATCTGACAGACAGATAAGTGCTGACCTACGTACTCCACCTGATACAACACAGCTACCTATCATACACATGATATCACTGCATTCTAATGGTGTGAGCTTACGTCCTGCTGAAGTCTTGAATGTCTCAACACAGAACCTGAACAACGCATTCAATGGTTCTGGTCCACTAGCCCTACCACCAAATGTCTTAAGCCTTGCACCACGTGGCCTCAACCTGCTTAAGTCCCACTTAGGTATCTGACCTGCATACAACAAGGGTAGTAGCTCACGTAATCCTTGTGCCCACCCAGTCTTGCTATCAGCTACAATAATTGTAGTGGCACTTTCATCGAAGTCAGATGATACTACAGGCAGCTTGTTTGTCAGTAACTGCTCTACACTATATCCAACTCCCGTACCAGCCATGAGGATATAGAGTGCCTCATCGAATGATCTCACGTTATCAATGGGGATGTATGCACAGTTGTATGCTGACACGTTGCACCTATCAAGTGCAGGTCCAGCTGTCTGCATAGCCCGCATAGACGGCATGATCAGCTGTGTTGCAATAGCACTACGAAGCTCCTCTTGCAGGGCTTTAGGTACTGAGTAACTACATGTATCAACTAGGTGCTTAGTAATATGCACAAGGTATCTATCAATTGTCTCATCCCAGTTCTCACGCCTGCCAACACCCTCTAACCATCGGGCGTAACGGGATTTGTGTATGAACGTCTGGTAATCTGTGGGTAGGTTAGTCATCAGTAGTGTCCCTCGCCTCAATACTCACGACCTGAATGCCGCTGTGTTCATGTAATAGATCAGTGAGTGCATCCTCAAAGTCAGATATAACCTCACCATCACAAGCTGTAGTAAACTCTTCATCATCTAATACTACAGTCATGTTAACACTAACTGTGTACTTCATTTCTTATTACCCTGTTCATATGTCTCACCGTAGGTGTCCTCAAGGATCATCATACCAAAGTGAATAGCCTTACGTATATCTTCTGCTCCACCCTTGTCCCTATGTCGGGTCAGGTACTTGATTGCACTACCCTCTGCCCAGGGTAGCTTGTTCTTCATGATGTAATAGGCTGGGTGAATAGCCAGCTTCATGTAGTGATCACCACCATGCTGTAATTGATTTAGGGATTGCATATTAGTGAAGCCAGCATCATCAGTCACATAAGCATCATCCCATGCCTTATCAGATAGGTCACGTTTCTTTGCAACTGGCAGTGGGGCAGACTGATCAGGTGGCATAGTGTTCAATTCAATTAGTCTATCATTAATATGCTGTGGTGTACCATACTGCTTAGGATTAGCAGAGACGCCTAGTTGATCAGGTAACCTAACAGCCCCTGATTCATGTGCTGCTGCAGCTGGTGTCCTATGTCCAGGGACAGCTTCCTTCTTTGCCATGTACTCGTGTGCGCTACTCATTATGCCTCTCTATGTTTAATAGTTATCAGCTTACCCGGTATCTTACGTTTGCCCTTAGGTTCCTTTATCCATCGAGCAGGTATATCAACGTCAGCATATAGGAAGCCATGTTTCTCACACCACATACCATACGTGGTCTTACTCTTCTTACTCAGTTTGGAACTTGACCTGCTAAACACGAAGCGTATATCAAGTGTAGGGTGTTGTCTCTTGACCTGCAGGTGCTTGCGTCTATCGGCTGCAACGAACCTGCCTTTACTCTCAATGATGATATAGTTTGGGAGGATGAAGTCCGGCGTGTACTTCCGGTACATCAAATCCTCCCACTCTATCTTGAGTATCTCATAGCAGTTAATGATCCCACGTTTCTTGAGAGCAGCTGCTATGTCATCTTCTAATCCAGACTTATATGCCTGTATGTGTTTACGTCTTGGCATTAGGGGGGCACCACAAGATGACTTCCTTCTTAACGAAGTCATAGTCTGATGCACGTAGTATCCTAGCTACACGTGCCTGCATTAGAGCATCATCTTCTGTAAGACCAGCAGCTTCATATGCATCAACTACTGCATCCCATACACGGCGACCTTCTTTAATTGCATCATCAATAATCCGTGCAGCATTAACCTTACCAACCCCTGGGCACCCCTTGTACCCATCAGTGGTATCACCAGTAATGGTCTGCATCATGTGCCACCAGTCAGCCTCCTCCTCACTAATAGTCACAGTGGTGATGGTAGTCTTTTTACGGTGCCTCTTAACCATCTCAATCGTGCTAGGGATTGTCTTCATATCCTTGTCAATGGAGATGATAATACGTGGCCCTGTCACCAGTGTATCTGATGTAGCTAAGATACCAAGTACATCATCCCCCTCTAAGCCCGGTGCCATCATGCACTTGTAGTTAGCCTTGATGTACTTGCGTAACTCCTTGACAGCAATAGGTTTCTTAACTGACTTGCGGTTATCCTTGTAGTCTAGTAAGACATTGTAACGCCAGTTATCTGCTGGATCAGACAGTGCTACAATAACCTTATCAGTCTTATGCCGCTCCTTGATCTTAGTGATACCATCTTCCAGGTGAGCTATAGCCTTAGGCATTGATACTTGCCATGACCATAGTCCGAACATCTCGTCTACACAGACAGCTGTCTCACATGCACATGCTGCTGCGTAGACGTTGATATCCCCATCCAATAGGATAGTAGTGGGCATTAGCCTAGGTCACTCGACATATCAATGAACTCAGCTGCCACCTTCTCATCGTCTGGGTCAACTGTTACTTTCTGTACAGCATGAGACTTCTCTAGGTTACGCTCCATGATACGCTTGTTCCACCCTTCAACAAACTTAACGAAGTCACCAATCAACACCTTATCTTCATCAGTGATCTTGTAACGTACATCCAACTCAGTAGTAACAAGTGCAGGATAGTATTCCACTGACCCATTAACCTGTACGTCATTGGTAACCAGCAAGTGAGTCTCCAAGGGCAGTGCATCAGCCTCCTTGATAGCCTTGAAGGGTGCGTCAAAGGGTTTGAATGATGCACCACCAACCTCATAGATACAAGGCGTAGCACCAGCGTTCTCAATAGCCTTACCAGTGCTATCAACAGGATTAACAAGCTCTACTGTACCAAGCAATACACGGTAACGCTTGCACTTCTTGATGAACTCCTGTTGATCCTTAGGCAGGGATGCAAAGTCCTTGATGTAACCAGCTGGCTTACCACAATTGATACCACCCTGATCATCAAGTAGCTCGGGTGCCCACGGGTCAGCGCTCATCACAGTGTGATACCACTCACCTTTATATGCCTTACCGTCCTTGCCCTTACGTTGCTTGTCCTCGTCGTAGCGCTTGATCATGAACTGCTGCACAAATGGACGGAACTTAATGGTGTCAGCATAGATAGACATGTCATCTACAGTAAGGCGAAAGGCTCCAGACTTAACAACCTCTGCATCAACTAGCTTGCCCTTAACTTCAATCTTCTCCTTGATAGCCATCTGGTTAACCTGTAGACGAGGGAAGCCTACTTGCTTCTCACCTGCATCATTACCAAAGCCTAAGGCAGCTGCCATCTCAGCCTTGTTAGTGTCGTCCTGAAACATACTGATCTCTGTCGTTGTCATTAGGTTGTATCTCCATTTGATCTGATGTATTGTACTAGGGTTATACTCTATATGGCCACATGTGTCAAGCCTCAAGTTTGATTACACTAGTGTTTAGCCAATCTTTTCCTCCTTTGATTTCAACGGTTAAGGGTACATTAAAGTCAACGCCCCAATAAGATTTCATCGTTGCGATGATGCCTGACATCACACTGTTCATAAGGGGTGCCATCACATCCTCTTCGCCAGGATATACATCAGCAACTATACTGTCATGCACCTGATTGATGAGCAGGCTCTTAACTTTAGCGGCACGCATAGCCCTACTAAGCATCACCATAGCTAGCTGCACGATATCACCAGTAGCAAATCCTTGCACTGGGTAGTTAACGATCTTAGTACGAGGTGATATACTACCATTGCTATTACGCCTAGCATCAAAGCGGTACTCTCTACCACTGGGTAGTGTAATGATCTTAGTCTTAAGTGCGGTGTCGCATAGTACGTCCTGCCATGCAGCTATACCCTTGTACTTGGCAGTGAAGCTCTCATAGTATGTAACCTGCGCTGGTGTACCAGTTGTACCCCCATACAAAGGCTTGAAGGTATGCGCCTTAGCTTCCTGTCTCTCAGTAGGCTCACCAGCGGTTGTCATACACTCTGCTGTATATGAGTGAACATCGAAGCCTTCATCAATCTCTCTCATGCCAACTTCATCTTGTGCTTGGAACACTGCACACCTGAACTCAAGCTGGGCGTAGTCACCTTCCATGATAGTCCCATTGTCCCACCTAGATCGGAACACCTTGCGAACAGGGAACGTCCTACCTTGTGGCATGTTCTGCATGTTAGGGTCACGACCACTCAATCTACCAGTAGCTGTGGTATACTGGTATAGAGACACATGGAGCAGCCCACTAACACTAATGTTTGTATTGATGCCCTTCACGAAGTTGGATAGGTATGAGTTGATTGCATTAAGCCGCATCACATCTACAAGGAACTGCTGAGCTTTATGCATACCACGCTTCTGCGCTGCCTTACTCAGTGCATATAGCTGATCCTTGCTAGTTGAGAACCCATCATCTGTAACCCACTGACTATTAGGTGGGGTAAACTTAAAGCCTGCTAGCGTAGCCGTCTTAGTATATGTAAAGCGCATGCCCTTACAGATGGGGCATACATTGGCTAGCTTGTATAGCTCACCACTCTTACGTGTCTTCTGTATCTTGCCATACCCATTACACTCACTACATTTATCAGCCTGCATCCTGTACACGGGGGCAGCATGCTGTGCTATAGCATCTTTGTACTTGCCGTCCTTCATCCAGTATGAGAACTGCTTTTTCCATGTAGCTTTATCACGAGGCTGTCGGCTATATATGATACGGCTTAATTGCTCCGTGCTAGTCAGGCTATATGGTAGGTCACCCATCACCTCAGCCGCTGTGCTCTCAAGGCGTGTGGTAAGAGCTATCTTCTCTGACTCATACTCCTGCTTCACCTCCTGCAAAGCACCCCTGTCAATGCGTACACCATTCCTATATATCTCTGATAGCACACCACATACATCATTAGCTAGATCAAGTGTCTTCTGCAAGCCCTTGTTCACATCATCAGCATATAGTGCACGCATCTTGAGGTATAGCTCAGCTGTAGATTGGATGTCACCCCTTAGATACTCAAGGTGAATATCAAGTGGAACAGCTGACATAAGAGTATGGGAATCATAATACCCTTGCATAATGTCTGAGCGCTTGTGTGTCAGGCCATGCTCAACGCATAGGTTCTCCAAGCTATGGGACTTGCGCTCTCCACGAGATAAGACATAACTTGCTAACATGGTGTCATAGATAGGTGTATCACCTAGATCAAAGCCAGTCTCTATCAGCCATGGTATATCATATGCTGCATTCTGGAACACTAATAAATCAGCCCGGTTGATCAGGGCCTGTAGCTCATCAGGCTTATCAGGCACTGGAACTTCATCGTGCTTGAATACCCATGTCTTAATGCCAAGACCTATATCCAATGGAAAGTCCTGTGCTATATCGTAGTCAATAATACTGAGGGCCATAGCACCAACACTAACTAGTGCAGTGCCTGGAGTATATGGGTCCATGTACTTCTTGTCACGCTTCCTTGTGCCAGTGAATACTACATCTGTTTCACAGTCTAGTACTAGTTCCATTGGTTATTACTCTTATACCAGTTGTACGGCATGCCATTACTATCATCTACATCATAATGACTATTTTTGTGAGTGCGCTCACGTTCATCAGCTAACTCTTGTGCTAACTGCTTCACAAAGTATGTACCCTGTGATGTACTCATGTTACCATACCTTTTCATACGGTCATAGTCAGCTTGTGTGTAGGTGTATTTACTCATCATCACCCCATAAATCCTCTTCATATATCTTTGATGTGAGTTCATCCTCCTCTAGTGCCTTACGTAGTATACGCTTAACAGTACCAGGATCGAAGGTATTTAAGGCAGCCTTTATCTCACGCTCAAAGTGTTCAGCCCTACACATAAGGTACGTTACTTCATTCATCACCAAACCCTCTCATCTCTATGTACTTCCATGCATCAGCTCGTGTCTCAAATACTACATCAGGCCATGGGTTAAGGTATGTTACAATACCATGCTCAGTTGTTGTAACATACTTTGTTATACCATAACACCCCCTGCTCGTATCAATTACATACCATCTATCCCATGGTTCCATCCCAATACCTCACCTTAATGCCAGCCTCATCGAGCATCAACTGTGACAGAGTATAATCATCTGACCAGTCAAACCTGTCGGTACTATCTGTTCCATGCTGTGGATCACCACGCTGCACCACAAGCTCAATGATACCAGCTTGTATGATAGCTCGTGCACACTGTGAGCATGGGAACCAATGGAGATACATCGTGCACTTATCCGTGCTATGACCTAATCGTGCAGCATTGAAGATAGCATTACGTTCAGCATGCTCTGTCCATTGGTACTTCACGGGGCGGGTATGGCGCTCCTCTACATCATCATCAACACCACGTGGAAAGCCATTGCATCCAGTGGATACTTGGGTGTTACCATTAGTTGTATTCACAATGACGCAACCTACCTTGGTGCTACGATCCTTTGACCATGTGCCTATATGAGCAGCTAGGTCCATCCATCTCTTATCCCAACTCATTATCACGCCCCTTAATCAGCTTGTCACAAGCATGGGTTAATCCAAATGCAGCGTCCTTACGATGGTGCCATACTAGTGCAGCATCCACTACCCGCTCCTTTAACTCCTCCATAGTAATATCATGTTGTTCAGTTGGCTGTCTATTATCTGAGCCTAGCATAATCACTCTCCAAACCTAGCAGTTGTCCCATCAAGGCTAACCACCACGGTACAATGCACA